CGCCCTTATTGAATGATAAATGCAGTTTTTGACCAATAAACCGCTGTTTTCCAAAAAAGCCCTGCGGATTAGAAATTTTATCTCTGTACTGGGGCTTGTTGATAGCGCGGCAGCGCGCCCGAATTCCCCGTAGGGTAGGGGGGGATTGTTCCCCCCCCTAGTTACCGACAGAGTTTTCAACAGGTTATCGACATAGGACGATTAGCGGCCCTCAATCCTCTTGGCCGCAAGCCATCGCAGGTAGCCATTCGTCAGCTCGCCATCGTCCGCCATCCTGTGATGCATCCTGCATAGGCACACGAGGTTCTCGTCCTCAATCAGCCCGTCCGGGTCATCGCGTAGCTTCTCGATGTGGTGGACTTCCAACCCCTCGGTCGTTACCTTCCCTTGGTCCCTGCACACCTCGCACATCCAGTGCGCATCGTCCCGCACCTGTAGGCTCTTCCTCTTCCACCTTGAGGTGAAGCGCAGCCTGTCCGCTCCCGTCCTCTCGTAGCTGTAGGCTGGCTTCTTCATCGGGCAAGGCTCGTCGTATGCGTGAATCTTCCCGCACCTGCTGCATGCCCTGTATGCTCCGATGTGCGTCCTCCCCCTCAATCGGCAACGGGCCTCGCCGACTAGACGAGACCCGCTTGGTTGTCCTGCTCAGATGATTTACAGCCGGTTACCAGACCGTGAGAACCTGTCCGGGATAGATGAGGTTGGGGTTGGCGAGTCCGTTCAGCTTTGCGAGGTTCTGCCACGACGTGCCGTACTTGGCAGCGATGCCGGACAGGGTATCGCCGCTCTTGACCGTGTAGGTCTTACGGGCCGGAGCCGATGCGCCCAGCTTCGCGTTCACGATTGACTGGATAGCGTCCGGGTCATAGCCTGCCTGAGCAAGCCTGTTGCGCCTGTCGTTTCCGTTGCCCCATGCGCCATTGATGACCTCGTTTGCAATCTGCTCGTTGCTCTTCTTCGAAGGCTGGAGCTTTGCATTGACGATTGACTGGATGGCATCGTAATTATATCCGGCACTTGCGAGACGGTTGCGCCTATCGTCTCCATTGCCCCACTGGCCTGCGATTACCTCATCGGCAATCTGCTCATTGCTCTTCCGAGCCGGTGCAGGCGCCGGAGCGCTCGACGCGCCCACGTACTTTGCCCACGCGGCTGCGTCCATGTATGCCTTGTCGAGGTCGAGGTTTCCGGAGTATCCGCCGAGCCTGCCATGGCTTGAGTACTGGCGAATGGCGCAGTCGTAGGCTCCCTCGTTCCAAGGGCTGTCTTGGTACCCAGTGGCGTTGTTGTCGGCGTACTGCGCGACCCATTCGCCGCAATTGAGAGCCTTCGCGACGTCCCACGGGAAGTGGCTAGCCGAAGCGTAGATGAGCGGCTTTACTCCCGTGCGGTCGATGACTCGCTGGACAAGCTGCTTGAGGTAGCCGGTGTTGCCCCACGCGGAATTCTCAGCGCTCTCCCAGTCGATGCACGGGATGCCCTTGCCGAAGTATCCCGCGCAATGGTCGATGAAGAAGTCAGCTTCTGCCTGTGCTCCAGAGCCGCCCACGTAATGATAGAAGCCGAACGGCTTGCCGAGGCTGATTGCCTGCTGAACCTGCGAGTCGCAGGCTTCCGAGACGAAATTCACGCCCTGCGTTGCCTTTACGATTACGAAATCGCATGGGACCTTCGAGAGGTCGATTCCCGCCTGCCAGCCGCTGATGTCGATTCCCTGCATTGCCATGTCTACTCAGTCCTTTCTGATAACTACTTCGATGTTGCCGCGCTTACCCCGATGAGGGCACCGATGAGAACCCCGGTCGCGTTGAGCGTGAGCACGACTGCGTCGGCGTTCGGGATGCCCCACGCCGGGAACACCGCGCCCACGAAAGTAGCGACTGCCGGGCATGCGATAAGTCCGGACCATTTAAGCACGTGGTACAGTTTGTCCTCGATGATGTACTCTTTGTCAGTTACGGTGTCCTCTTTCATTCTTTCCACCTTCCTAATCGTCCTTTGTCGGCAACGCCATCATCTCGTCGTAGAGGTTCGTGGCGATGCCGTTGCCGCCTAGCCTGTGGTAGCTTTGATAGGTGCGCTCCATGACTTCCTTGTCCACGGTCGAGGCGTGGCCGTCGCGCACGGCATGATGATGCGTCCGCATGAGCTCGCTTCTCAGCAGCGCCCGCAAGGCCGATTTGAAAAGCTCGTTCTCCTCTTCGACCTTCTCCTTCTCGACGCGCCTGTTCGACAGCGTTACGCCAAGGAGAGCGACAACTGCCGCCCCCGAGTAAATTGCGAACTGCGAATCGAGTCCCGGCTTCGACACGAGCGTAGCGGTCGCTGCCAGCGCAGACGGGATGCACACCCACAGAAGCTTTCCCCAAAATCCCTGCAATGCCGCTCTTTTCCGATTGGTTTTTTTCACTCCCTTTATTATACGACACGCTGAGCGGGAATTGCGGGAACGATGAAAAGGCCCCATTGTTGGGGCCTTCATGCTGCATCTCTTTCTGCTTTTACAGCTCTTCTGCCTTGAGGAATTTGACTCCGAGGTATTCGAGGTCGTAGTGGGCTGCGGTCTCCCTATCGAGCTTGCTGATGTAGTAGACGAAGTTGTGGTACCTGTTGCCATCGGCTGTTCCGCCTTCCGCCACGCATACGAACCCATCCTTTGGCTGGCAACCAATGTCGTAGGGGCGCAGGCGCATTCCGTACTTGTAAGCTTGGATTTCCATTTTATGGTTTCCTTTCTCTCTTCCTCACTTGCTGATACTAGTATACACATATAACGACCTTATGCAGGCTCACCTCGGAAGTTTTCTCAAAATAAAAAACGGGAACCCTCTCGGATTCCCGTATCTGGTTATTTTTTCAAATCGGCGCGTATAAGCTCCTTGATGTAGCCCTGCTTGCTGGGCACGCTGTCGAGCTTTTCCAGAACGTCCTCGTCGGTGCGACGGTTCAGCTTCAGGTGAACCTGCCGCGTGTTCTCGGCGTCGTACTTCTTCTGTGCCTTGATTTGCGCTTCAGTTGCCATGCGCATCACCTCCGGTTGTCGATTAAGTCTGCCAGCATGTCGGTGTCACTCATCATTGCTGCACCATCTCCAGCATGTCGTTAATCATCGCCACTTGCGGAACGGCCAGATGCGTAACGGCGCCAATGGCGAAGCACCCGAAGATTACGAGCGCAACCAATCCGAATGCAGTGAGTACGACCACGACGAAGGGCTTGTCGTAGCCCCATGCCTCGTCACCTTCCGTCTTCAAGGCCTTGCGCATGACGAAGACGATGAGCGCGAGGATGAAACCCATCAGCAGGACTCCCGCCAAGTCCTGAATCGCCTTGAACATGCCCCACTGCGGCGCGAAGTCCACGAGGTGCTCGGCGAGATAGTTCGCCCCCACGCCCAACTGCTTCGCGATTTCCTTGATTGCGTCCTGATTCATCAGTTCTTCCCTTCGATTAGGTCTGCCAGCCTCTGCCACATTCCCGGCCCCGAGCTGTCTAGGTTGCAGAGCGCGTCGTCGTTCCCGAACAGCGCCCTGCTCGCCTTGATGCACCCGTAGCAGTCGCCTACGGTCTTGTACGCGCTGCCCTCGTCGGCACACCTGTGAGTGCGCAGAAACTCGACGGCCTCGCGCTTCTCCTTATCACTTGGCATCTGTAATCACCGCCCCGCATTTCGGGCAATAATTCCAGCGCATGTCACCGATTGAGTAGCCGCAGACCTCGCAACACGGGGTCTCCCTGCCGTACTTGGTCTTAAACTTGCCGTGGCGCGTGGTGGTCGGACGGTCGATTAGGTCGGCAAGGTGCAACAAATCTTGGTAGCGCGGAAATCTATCAAAAGCGCTGCAGAAGACATTGAACGCGGTGAACGGAGAGTAGTCAGGGTCATCGTTCAGATTGTCCTTGTTACTCTCGGCTACTTCTCGCATCTTCGCCGCTACCTTGCGACGCTCATCATCGGTAATCATTCGTCCACCTTCTCAACGAGGTCGCGCGGGTCCATGCGCATCGCGTCGGCGAGCGCGAACAGGTTGCCGATGCGCATGTCGCGCTGGAATCGGATGAGGGCACTAAGCGTACCGGGAGTGATGCCCGCCATCTGCGCCAACTGCTTCTGCGTGAGGTCATGGTCTGCCAAGTAGCGCTTGATAACCTTCTTGCTCACCTTGTATTTTGTCGATGCCGGAGCTACCATTTCGCCCTCCTATTCCATGCCTTTGTGGCCTGTTGCTTTATGAAGTAGACGCCTGTACCGGCGTCGTTGTACATCACCTTGGTATCCAGAAGCACCCTGCGGCCCTCGGCATCCTTCGGTGCCGGTACATCGATGCTGTACTCACTGCAAGTCGGTGTGTAGTTTGCCATTGTTCTCTCCTTTGCTCATTGGAAATATGCCGTTTTTGTCCACCTCTGGTGAGGGGAATCGGTTGAGAACCTTGCGGCGCAGTTCCGCGCATTCGGCGCTCGGATAGGTCGGCGCTACCTCTTTTCGGATACACGCGGCACATGCAGCTACGGCATATGCCATATCCGATGACGTTGGTTTTTCATCACGCATAAAGCACCAATGAAGACTGTCCACGTTGGCCAGCGCCCTCTCCCACGCCTTGCAGCGCTCGCGGTACATCTTCATGCGGTCGCGCGTCTTGGATAGCTTCGATTCAAGCCCCCGGCAGTGGCGCTCTAGGCTCGCGTACCGACGCTTTAGGTCGGACAGCTCTTCGGCGTAGCTCAGGGCCAGCGTTTGGTAGTCCTGCATCACTCATTCACCTCGCATCGCTATTCATCGGTAATGTCGATAAGGTCTGCAATAGCATTGAAGGTCTCTTTCGGGTCTGCGAAATCAACCTCACCCGTCACGGTATCTTGCAACCGCTGCCACCATTCGGATAATGAGCCGTCGCAATACGCAGCTTGCTTTCTCAGCTCTTGCGCCACCTCGCAGCGCTCTTCGCTAGTAAATGTCATCGAAATCAGCCCAAAACATATGGTCGTAGTCGCACTCCCAAGTCTCTCCGTCGCGGCTCATGGTCGCACCGTATCTCGGAGTACCGCCGTTATCGTCACAACAGAAGTGGAAGTGCCATCCCAAAAAGTCGAACTCCTCGTCGTACTTGTCGGCGGCGTACCTCGTGTTGTCGTACTCCTCGTAATCGTCCCACCCGAACTTGCGGGAAAGGTCATCGAACGTGTATCGGGTCGGCTTGTCCTTGCCGTCCTCCCACTTGTAGACCTCTGGCCAATACTGCTTGTAGCACCCGACGCGGACGTTGCCGTCTCCCATGACTCCGTGGTGCGAGAACTCGAACCACTCGAATCCGTCATGGTGCTTCATGATGTTCGCGTACACGCGGAGTCCAGTAGGCAGGGAAGCCTCGTCGGTGTCGTATACGCCTACGTCCTCCTTATCGGTTCTGCGCTCGCCGTTGAGGTACACGAACGCGCCGTAGTCGCTGTATGCCATGTTAGCTCTCCTTCTCCGCCAGCTCGTCCATCTGTGTTTCAATCGCCTCGCACGCGAAGCCGCACGACGGCATGACCTCTTTCATCATGTTTCCGCGATTCGGGTCAAGTTCATCGAGGAACACGCCCTTGATGCAGCTGTGCCCGATTTCGCGCTCCTGCCTTGCTCGTCGCTCGAACACGTCCGGGAAATCCCGGCGTATCCGATTCCAGTAGCCCATGCCGCCTTTGACGCATCCGATGCAGTTGTTGTTCGGGTATCCCATGTCGTACATGACCGGCCGTTTCAATCCGAGTCTGCCGCATATCGCATGGCACTCAGCCTTCGTGAGGTTGCGCTCGATTAGCGGGAACTCGTTCCGCGCTTCAATCTGCGCTGCTGATATCCTGTCCGCGCGCTTCTTTTCGTTCGCGTCATAGCCCCAGATGTAGACATCATCGCCCGTGAGGTTGTCGCGCTCCAATTGCTGGCGCACGCGCTTCTTCAGCATCAGCGTGCATGCCGCGCCCGCCGGTCCGTTGATGTATCGCCTGCGCTCTATCACGTCATCGACGCTCGCGTATTCGGTCGACTTGACAATGACCAGCTTGGCCTCGCTTACGGCGTCGGGCTTGAAGGTGTCCGGCTCCGAGCGCACGCACCTCTGTCTGCTGTCCGGCAGCGGCCTGTAGACGTCGATGGTGGCTATCACCGGCTCGTGCGGACCGAAGGCCGGGGCCTTGATATCTGCCGCGCTCATCGCCTCCTCGCATGCCGCCGTGACTTCCCTCTCTGCTCTCAGGCCAGCCACGAGACCGACCGAGAACTCGATGCGGGCCGTCATGCCGGAACCTCCCCGAACAGAGCGAGTACCGCCCACAACACAGCCGGTATCAACACGTACTCGATAACCCAGCAGAGTCCGATGAACCCGACCGCTGCGCACGCGGCCCTCCACGGGAAGCGCGCGTGACGTCTCCAGCACCTCGACGGCTCCTTGGCGTACTCAGTCAATTCCATGTCCTTCATTTTTCCTTCTCCGTTTCGTATTTCGGTACTAGAGCCATTCGCCAGTGAGCGCATGATGCAGGTAGTTCTCGGCCTTTCCAAGCTCTATGTCTAGAGCGTCCTTCCTGCCAGCCCTCAAAAGGTATATTTGCAGTGACGGCCTGTATCTCGATGGTATGCGCCGTTTGCCCTTTCCCTTCCTGATGTATCTAAGTACATACTGATATTTAAGAAAAGGGAAGCCTTACCGGTGATTTTTTAAGCGACAGTTTCTGGTATGGAAAAGCGCCCGTTTCCGAGGGCTTACGGTTAGAACTCGTATCCGTGGCGCTTTGCGTAGTTGACTGCTCCGCTCTCGGTCTTGTACTTTGCGGTGGCTCCGTAGAGAACTTGTCCAGTCTTTGCGTTCTTGAGCCCGTAGCGCTTGCCGTCCGTGGTGTTGATGCTGAACGTCGTAACCTTCATTGGGGTTTCCTTTCTCTCTCTTCCCCTCTTGCTATTGCAAGTATACACCTATAATCACGTTGCGCACGCGAGAATCGGAAATTTTTCAAAATCAGACCCACCCTTAAAAAGGGTGGTTTGCTCTTAGGGTATAACCCACGGGCCCCGGACTCGCGTCTAAAGGCGCGGGCCCGGACTTCGTCCAGGCCTAGTGCATCTTGACCCGTGGCGCGCCGGTCGAACCGGCAGCATCACCCCCTCTTGAAGGGGTCCTCGTACTCCTTCACGCTCAGCTTGTCCAGCGCGATGTCGTGGGACTCCTGCTCCCTGATGTACTTGGCGATCGTCGCCTCGTTCAGGCCGACGGTGGACACGTAGTAGCCCTCCGCCCAGAACTTCCTGTTGCCGAACTTGTACTTGAGGTTGGCGTGCCTGTCGAATATCATCAGCGAGCTCTTCCCCTTCAGGTAGCCCATGACGCTCGCGACGCTGTACTTCGGCGGGATCGCCAGCAGCACGTGCACGTGGTCGGGCATCAGGTGCCCCTCGATTATCTCGATCCCCTTGTACTCGCACAGCTTCCTGAGGATCTCCCCTATGTCGCTCCTGATTTGGTTGTAGATCACTTTGCGCCTATACTTCGGCGTGAACACGATGTGGTACTTGCACATCCACTTCGTGTGGGAAAGGCTGTAGGCCTTCTGGGCCATGGCGACCACCCCTTCGACTCGAATTCTTGACGGCCTGAACAATCGTCAATATCGGTCGGAGGGGTGGCTTTGTAAAGCCGTTTGTCTCCACCCGCGTAGCGGGTGGTTTAAAGCTGGCCGCTGCGCGGCCAGCGGACTAAAGTCTTGAATAAAAAAGGCCCCATTTCTGGGGCCTTCTCCTACCTTACGAAAAGCGCCTTGTACTCCTCAACCTTATCCAGAAGGAACCACGTTGCCACGTCGTAATCCTCCTTGTCGGATTCCGTCATGTCACCGACCTTTCCGCTCCAATGGAACCATGAGCCTTCGTAAAGAAGAACCTCATCGTCGGGCTGGAAGTCAGTATCGAAGATTGTGTTTGCCATTTGGGGTTCCTTTCTCTCTTTTTCCCCTATTGCGGTTACTAGTATATACCTATACCGAGCAGTCGCAAGCGAGAATCCGAAACTTTTTTGCCCATATATGGGTGCGGCCCGCAAGGTCGGGACTTGCGGGCCGCTAGAGAAAGGAGCACCGACATAGGTGCGGCTACATTCTACCACGGAGGAACCTGCGGATCTGCTTGGCTGGGCTTGTTCTCTCGTAGTGCATCCGTCTCGCTATCGTCTCCCAGCTCTTCCCTTCGAGGAACCTCATGACCGCTATCGCCCTGACCCTCGCGTCTGGCACCGTCGCTATGAAGGCCATGACCTCCAGCCTTGCGGCTTCGACCGCCCGCGCCTGAGCGTCAATCGCCCTCAGCACGTCCTCGCTGCTCTCTTCGGCTGCAACCCTGCGGAGTGCGTCCAGCTCCGCCTTGAGATGCACGGCTTGCGAAAGCTCGCGCTCCGTCACAGCCCGAGAAGCTCCTTGGCTGCCGCAGTCCTCGCAGCGTAGTCCGAACGTCGGCGGTCTTGCCCATTGAAGGCCACGGGGACGCACATGTCCATGATGCGGCTGTAGATTCGCTGCTCTCCGATTCCGTCGGCACCCATGAGGTCGCGTGGGTTGATGTTCGTCGTTACTATCAGGGGAAGCTTCGAGCGGTATCGCGCGTCTATCACGGCTGTGACCTGCTCCGCCATGTACTCGGTCTTTCTCTCGGTGGCGAAGTCATCGATTATCAGAAGGTCGAACTTCTGAAGGCTGTCGATGTACTCCTGCTTCCCCGAGAACCCGCTTGACAACTTGTTGACTATCCGCTGGAAGTTGGTCATAAGGCACGGCGTGCCGCTCTCAATGAGTGCGTTCGCTATGCACGCGGCCGCGAAGCTCTTCCCGCTGCCGACGTTTCCGTAGAGCATGAGGCCCGTGCCGTTCTCCAGCATCTGCGGGAACTTCTCGACGTAGCGCTTCATCGCAGCCATCGTCTTCGAATCCTTGCCGTCATCGTTGGCGAACGTCCAGTCACGCATCTCTGAGTCAGGGAAGCCGGTGCGGCGCATCCTGTCAACGCGCTGCATCCTCTCGCGCGTGCGCTCGTCCTCCTTCCTGCGCTCCTCCTCCTCGACCTCACACTTGCACATGCAATACGGCTTGAGTACCCTGCCGCCGCACTCAATCTCGCACTGCTTCGGAGTGTGGCACTTCCCGCAGTAGAGAAGGCCGTCCTTGATGTAGTCGCCCTCCTGCGGTTTGTGGTTCTGGACTGCCGCCTTGGCAAGCCCCTCGATGATTCCGCTTGTATCCATATCCGTTTCCCTCCTTAATTGCTTAATTGCTTAATTGCTCTTCGTGCTCTTCGGCGCGTACTTGCCGAGTCCTAGAACCTTGTCGACCTCTTCGTCGCCGGTGCTCTGGTAGTAGTAGTCGGCGTCAATCTTTTTGTTGAAGCCGCTCGTCGTTTCACGTGAAACGGCGTCCCTCTTTGCGTCCCTGTCGCGTCGCGCCCAGTTCCGAATCGTTGCCAGGTGGTTCTTATAGGACTTGCCAGTTGATGCCATGTAGGCGCTGAGCCGTTCGATTCTCTCTTCCCACTCCGTTGGGAACTCGTCCTTGAGCTTCTCAAGGTCCGTGTCACTGAGAAGGACGTTTTCGTACTCCCCGTACTTGTGGCGCGTCTCCTTCTTCTTAGTATTTGATTCTTTAGTATTTGATTTATCAGTACTTGATTCTTTAGTACTTAATTGTCGGACGTTTTCTACCCCTAGATTTTCAAGCCCTAGGTTTTCTACTCCTTGTTTTTCTACCAATTGTTTTTCCGTCTGGGCTTTCTCGAAAATGTCATAGACGTATTCGATTCGCCCTGATTCAGTCTCGTTCGGCATCTTCTTAGTAACCACCAGATACCCGCACGATTTAAGCTCGTTAAGGGTGCTTTTGACAGCCGTCTCGCTTTCCTTGCATATAGCGACAAGACCGCTGATTGAATAGTCCCACGTGTCGGGAAGCGATAGCATGACAGAAAGAAGGCCTTTCGCCTTTAGCGACAAGCGCTTGTCCTTCAGATGCTCGTTGCTCATGACCGTGTAATTCTTTGTTTTGTTCACACGTATGACGCTCATTTTTACACCCCATATGAGAAAGCCCCGTCACAGGTTGCGGCTGTAACGGGGCTTTCTATTTTCATTCCGTGAAGGATTGAAAAGCTATGTCATTTGCAAGGCCGCAACCCTCGCGTTCTTAAATTATAGCATCAGGATTCCTCGATGTTGATGTGATTCAGGTATGCCATAAGCTTCTTTTTCAGGAGATACTCGCGAGTTTTGGCCCCCTTAGTGTCTTCGACTACCTGCTTTCCGTCGCGGTAGTAGACGAAGTCTGCCACGTACTTCATCCCGCGATACTTCACCCCGTCGCATTCGAAACTCGGCAAAAGCTCGAACGGAACCTGAATGCGCAAGTCCTGAATCTCGCCAGCTTCCGCCATATCTCTGAGCTTGGTATACCGCTTGGCTTCCTTGGCGCTGTCGAACTCGATGCCGTCTATCTCGGTCTTTTTAGCGTGGTACTTACTTCCCCGTGCTGCCATTGCCTTCACCCTTCCCGAAGCTGTATCTTGCGTACCTTGTGGGCTGTCCGAAGCGGTTCTTGCTGCGCTCCCGCTCCGTGTGTATGTCGTGGCCGTCCTCCTTAAGCTCGAAGATGACCGCCGCGAGCCTTGTGACTCCCAAGTCCTTGAAAGCGTCCAGCGGCGTGATGCTGCCGAACTCCCTGATGTAGTCGAGAACCATCTTCTTTTGGCTCACCATCGTTGCCCCCTCTCTCTATGCGTAGTTACGCCCGAATATGCTTATAAATTCATCAATTGTCCATCCGTAGTGCTCCATCGCCCTCTGCTGCGAGACCTCTTGCAGGTACTTCTCGAACGGTCTGTTGAAGTGCACCGCATAGTCGCTCATGTTGTGGGCTTCGGGCGGCAGGAAGACATACAGACCAAGCTCGATTGACTTCTTGCGGTTCGGGCCGTGGAAGACCTCGTGCCGCACGAGCCACGGCTCACGCTCGTCGTACCAGCGAATCAAGACCCCGTGACGCTCGTCGTACCATTCGCCGCACCCGAGAATGCTGTGCTCCTTCATCCCTCGCCATCCACGTACCTCAGCCGTGCGATTTCCTCGCGGGTGAGAACCGGGATGCCCTGCGCCTCGCATTCCTCACGCGCCCCGTCGATGAGCCGCGAGAACTCCGCCGAATCCATGTGCGATGAACCCTTGTAGACGCGGTAATGAGTGAACTCGCGCCCGCCAGCGAATCCAGTGCCGATTTCCTCGAAGTAGCGAAAATACCCGGACACGTCGATGTCGGAACGGACGCTCACGACCTCGAACGGCGCGTGCTCCTTCAGCATGCGAAAGTGAAGCTCCGAGGTCGGTATCTTCAGCACTCTGCCGAGCTGGTTGACCATCGACCAATAGTAGGCGTTCTGTGTCAGCGTGCGCTTGCGCTTGCGCTCCTTGATTTCGTAAAGCCGCTCGCCCTTCGGCTGCTCGAAAAGCCAATGGATTATTTCCTCGGCTGTTCCAATCGTGCTGCCAATCATCCCGCGTCACCTCATTTCCCGTATCAATTTAGTTATTGGAGCCTTTTCCACTTGAACCCAGCGCACTTTTTCCCGTTTAGAGAAGCAACGCATAAACTGCTGTGCGCTCTTCCTACGCTGTCTGCGGCTTCTTTTATACTGTCGAATATTTCGATAATCGAGCCGTCATCTGACATCTTTGCTATGCGAACACTTCTTGGAAATGCCTTTAGCCCCTCGCTTTTCCTACGCTCCCCGTCGAGTCTTCTATGGCATGGAGTACATGCCCAGATAACATCGAGCGGCTTCATGTAGTCATCGTGGTGCGCTTCTATCCTTCTAACGCTTCCAGATATGCCGCAGACGCTGCACTTGTCAGGGCGTTTTAACACGCCTGCCGCAATTGCCGCTTCCGTTACCTTGTGCGCGTTGTATTCCGTTGGATTCTTCCGAAACGTTGATAGTCTTGTCTTAAACACGTTCTCGGGATTGGCAGAGCGGTATGCGGCAACGCTCTTCTTGAACGTTTCTTTATTCGCCGCATACCGCTCGTGATTGTAGGCAGAGAAACAGCTCCTGCACCTATCTTGCCTGCATACGCCTTTTTAATCAAAAAGGCAAATCAGCTGCGTCGTAGAACTCGGGCTGCGGGGCCTCGGCGTAGGCCTGCCGGGCGTTCCACTGCGGCTCGGGCTGCGCCTGCTGCTGCGGCTGATAGCCCTGCTGCTGGGGCTTGCGGTTCTGCATCAGCTCGATTTCCTGCGCGATGATATCGACCTTGGAATGCTTCTGGCCGTCCTTCTCCCAGCTCGAATAGTGGAGCTTGCCCGCGATTGCGACCTTCATGCCCTTGGTGAGGATATCGCTCAGGGCCGTGGCGCGGTTGCCGAAGGTGACGCACTCGAAGAAGTTGGGAACGTCCTCCCACTGCCCCGAAGCGTTCTTGCGTCGGTCGTTGACCGCAATGCCGAAGCTCAGGACTGCCGTGCCGCCCTGCGTCGCTCGAAGCTCCGGGTCGCGCGTGAGGTTGCCCGCGATTGAAACGTGGTTGATGCTCATTATTCGACGCCCCCCTTGTCGTTCAGCTCTTCGAGCTTCTTGTCGTATGCGTCCCCCATGACGTGACGGAAAACGGCGCTGGTGGTCGCATCGTTCCATGTGAGATATTTCCCTGACCAATCGGTGCTCGCCCTGTTGAGCAGGACGTCCTTGACCATCTCAAGGTCGAATTTCGCCTTCAGCAGATTCTTGTATTCAGTGTTCGTGATTTGAACTGTGTTCTCCATTTTCATCGTTCCTCTCTATTTGTCGGTTGCGAAGACGAAAGCCCTGCAACCCTTTGTGTCGTTGTAGATGCTCAGCCCGGTAATCTGACCGCTCTCGATGCGAACCTTCTCGCAGCGGAAATTGTCATAGCATTGCATGCGCCCGTTCTTGCCCTGCTTGATGTTGCACTTATCGGCGGGAACCCAGATAAACGGAGCCGTGTAAAGCTCGCGCCCGATTCCGAGCATGAAGCCAGCCCTCTTAACCATGTGTTCACGTCGGCTCGCTAGTTCCGACGCCGCCCGTTTGGGCAGCTGCATGTTTCCATGCAGAGCAGACCATATCATCATGTTTCCATGCCCCCCGCTTCCACCCGCTTGGGTGTACTCTTTACAGATGGTCGTTGAACGTTCCCATTTCTGGGCTTCGCTGCTGATTGCCCTCGTCTTTACGTTAGGGTGTTCCAGCAATTCAAGGGGTTTTAGACGCACCTAAGACACCTTTCCAATAACCCTGTATCCGCCAGCCCTGTTACCTTTTGTAATGGTCGCATGAAGGTTGCCGGAGTTTATCCCGTGCTCCCTAGCGAATCTATCCAAGTTGCTCACCTTTACAACCTCACCGCTTGGATATTCGACGAGATATGTCTTTCCCTGTAAGGTCATACGGTGTTCTTTCGATTCGCGTAGCACTTGCGCATACCATTCCCCGCTTACAAGGCGCTCCTTTTCGTCTTCGCTCATTGCTTCCCATTCATCCATGTGGCGCAGTATGTATCTTCCACGGTGAACTAAAGGCTTTCTCATAGCAGTACCTATGAGTGTCTTATACGCTGTTCCGTGCGAATCGCTCCAACCATGCACGTTTGAAACGCTCTCGTACGTTTTGTTCTGCATGTCAACAACGACGTACTCTTTAGAAGAAGGGTTCTTTTCTCCCTTCATGCCTTTCCTGCTGCAGTGGTCAGAGTAGTTGTCATTGAGCACTAGGACACCCGTACCATTTACTGATTTGACCTCTTCGCGCTCCCCAACTAGGGCATCATGCCTGTTCTCAAACTCGGCTATTACCTTAAAGTCATCAACGGTCAGCTTTATGCACGACTGGTCAAGAAACCTACCGAAGAAGCCTCTTCCATTTGCAGCGTTGCCGTTGTGCTGGTCTTTCCTTCTCCTGATGTTGTTGGTACAGCCTATATACACTGCGTTGTGCGATGGGAACTCGACCTTGTAAACGTAGTACATTTTTACCTCCTTCCATCGCTAGCTAAGTAGTATGCTTGTTCGGTTAATTAGTAAAGGCGGTTCATAAGATTAGTTAATGCGTCGCTTGCCCTGCCCTTCTCGGCTTCCATGTTGGAAGGCGTGCCGTTCGACTGCTTGGCAACCCACTGGGATTTTTCCGCATCCCAGATTTCGATTGTGCAGAACAGCTCGCCGTTGATGCTCTGGTAGCTGTCGCGCCACCCCGTCATGCCAAAAGTCTCGTCCAGAATGCGCATATCGCAGCGGCTGTCCTTATACAGCAGAAGAGCCACGCCCTTTTGGCTGCATTGCGCCACGCGCGTCTCGATTTCGTCTGCCCTCAGCTCACGCATGTCACTTCACCTGAAGGCTCTCGTTGGTGACGATTTCGGCGTGCTTGATTCTGCGCCCGTCAGCAAGAGCAGCCTTGATTGCCTTGCGGTCCGGCGTAGGCTCCTTGAACGTCAGCAAATCGCAGGCGTTCTCACGTGCCCAGCCGATGAAGGAATCATCGAGCTGAACGCTCTTGGCCTTGCGGTAGCTGCAACGCAACTTGGGCGATTCGAACTTCTCGCCCTTCAGCGCGTAAACCAGAAGGGCCTTGATGCGCTCGGCCTTGTTCTCCACCGCCTTGCGGCGTTGCGCGAGGTTCGCTTCCTCGTCCTTCATCGCCTTCGCTTCGGCCACGAGGTTCTTGTAGAAGCAGCCGATGTTCTCGACTTTCTGCGTGCGCTCCATCTGAAGCTCGTCGAAGCGCTTCTCGTCCTCGATTTCGCCCGTCTCCATATCGACCAGCGATAGGATGGAATCGTCGATTTCGTAAATGCTCATACCCATGTCGTTGCCCCTTTCTCTTTGATTTCTTCCAGCTCTTCATTGGAATAGAAAACGTCTTGTCCCGCGAAAAGCCTGTTAATTAGGTCGTACAGAGCTTGCATGTGTTCCTTGGTCGGATTGCCCCTCTCCATTCTCGTCACCGTCCCCGAAAAGATAATCGAGCGTGTAGGCCGCGCCGTTGCGCTCTTCCAGCTCAGATTGGATTGCAACCATCTCGCCAAGTCGGAACTGCTGCTTGCCGTTCAGCAAGCGCCATAGCGTCAAGTACTTCATCCCGACTGCGCCCGCCATCTCTGTATTCGACATGCCAGCGCGTACGATTTCGGCCTTCAGATTCTCGTACATCCATCCACCTCCTTATGTGCTCAGTGTGCGCACTTATGTGCTCCAACAATTCCCATTATAGGCAAGAACTTTCAAAATACAATAGGTTTTTCTAAAAATGTTAAAACTTACTTTCAATTATTGAACACTTTAGTGTTTACAGTGAACACCTATAGATTATATAATTATCTCAGCAAACGTGGTAACGCCAACGTTTAGCAGGGAAAGGAGTCGAATTTTGGATGGCATTTACTGACAATTTGCAGGCGCTTATGAGCGCAAAAGGGATATCCCGTCGAAAATTGGCGAAAGAGTGTGGGATAAGCCCCAGCGCGGTGAACTCATGGTTCAACCGCAGCGCCGAGAACATCAGCTTGCAGACGCTGAAGAAGCTGTCGGATTACTTCGGTATAAGCATCGAGGAACTTGTCCACGGCAAGCAACAACGGCGCGAGATAACATTTTCAAGCAGCGCGTACACTGACGCAGAGCTTGACCAGATAAAGCAGTTCGCACACTTTTTGATAAGGCAACGAGAAAGGAATGAATAATGGATGGCATATGCAATGTACCTGCGCAAGTCACGCGCAGACGAGGAACTGGGATACGAGAACACTCTTGAACGACACGAGGAAATGCTGCGCAACCTCGCGGCGCAGACTGGGATACACGTCGATGAATCGCACATCTACAGGGAAATTGTCTCTGGCGAGAGCATCGAAGCCCGCCCGCAGATGCAGAAGCTGCTTAAGGCGGTCGAGATGGGACTATACACTGGCGTCCTGTGCATCGAGCTTGAACGTCTCAGCCGTGGGGACGGGGCCGACCAACAAAGGATACTGAAGGCGTTCCAGTTCTCCGACACGAAGATAATCACCTTGACCAAGACATACGACTTGGCGGGGGACGATTCATTCGACGAGGAGTTCTTCGAGTTCGGACTCTTCATGAGCAGAAGAGAATACAAGATGATAAAAAAGCGCCTGTATCGCGGAAGGATACAAGCGCAAAAAGAAGGATATTTCATCGGGTCGCGCCCGCCTTACGGGTACGACAAGAAGCGAATCGGCAAGGGCTATGTTCTGGTACCAAACGAGAACGCGGAAGTTGTGCGATACATCTTCAGAAGGTACGCGCAACGCGAGACGGCGGCGAACATCCTGCACGACCTGAACAACATGGCTATCCCGACAGTGACCGGCACGAAGTGGACGGCCTACGCGATTCGCGAGGTCATCAAGAACCAGACGTACATCGGGAAGATAAACACCAAGACGGTTCGCTGTGAGAAGTCAATCAAGGACGGGAAGGTCGTTCAAAGGTGGCTGAACAACTACGAACCCGTTGTGGTGGAAGGAAAGCACGAGCCGATAGTCGATGAAGATCTGTTCTGGAAGTGTCAGGAAGTCCGCGACAGCAAGAAGACGAGAATGAGGTCAGACCTGACATTGAAGAACCCGCTGGCATCGATAATGTTCTGCAGCGTGTGCGGCAAGACGATTCGCCGCACACATTATGACTATAAGGGCGAAAGGACTTTCTACTATGGTTGCGTCACGTCACGCTGCGAGACGAAGAACACTTTCACCCATGTTGTCTACGATATGGTAATTGACGAACTCAAGAAGGAATTGGAACGCCAGCAGGTCGTGCTCGCAAGCTACGACACATCGCCAGAGCATGACGCGAGAAGGGACGAACTCGAAATGCTCAGGGCGGAACTTGGCAAGAAGTCGATGATGCTGGAAAGGGCCTGCGAGGCATATGAGACTGGAATCTACGACCGACAGACATATCTGGAGCGCGTGCAGAAAGTCAACGCCGCGAGGGCGGATCTTCAGGCGAGGGTTGAGGAACTTGAAGCGAGCATCGAGGAAAGCGAGGAAAGGCACGAGAAGGCCGTGCCTATTCTGACCAAGGTTGTCGAGGAAATGCACACCTTGGAGCCGAAGGAGCAGAACGACCTGCTCAAGATGATTATCGATAGAATCGAATATGAAAAGACTGAGTCGGGCGCGGCGATAGAGCCCACGCTTCGAATCAGTCTCAAAATATAATCTTTCCACCATCATGAGGGGACGCATTTATGCACCCCTCCATGATTCCAGAGACATAATTAAGGCGGATAGCTCAAGTGCTACCCGCCTTTTTGCTATGCGGTGCGTTTCCACATGTAGACTGCCAAGTATGGCGGCATGTTGTTGTGAGCCTTGCTTCCGCCCGCGTACATAGTCTGCACGTTGCCGCCGAATCCCCTCTTGTCCTGCGCCTGAACGGTCATGAACGGGGTGGCGTTGCCAGATGCGTTGAGGTTGTCAACATCGTGGTTATGCTTCGGCATTTCATCGACGGTCAGCGTGTGCGCTGCTTCGCCGCCCGTGCTCCCAGCCGTGTATGTCTTATCGGCTCCAAGAAGGAAACGCCCGCCGATGCGCTCCCACGTCCCACCGAACAATGCCGCGGGATTCGCGTCGGTCACGCTCAGGTAGATTGCCCCGACCGGGTAGGCTCCCTGAGCCGTCAGCCATGCCGATTCGCCGAGTTGCAGAACGTCCGATTGACTCGGCAGGCAGTTCACGCCGACGCTCGATTTCTGGGTGTCAATGAAGAACGACGGGATGCCCTTTCCAAGCGTGAGGTTGTAGTCGGTCGATTCCAGCCTGTCCGCGATGGTCACGACGAAGTCGTAGGCCGAATCCCTGTCGCACGTCACCGTGGATTGGATGGAATCGGCCAACTCGATTGGCGCTCCGTAGCTCGAATCCGAGACCTTCTTGAACTTCGCGGCGATTGTCACGGCGTTCTTGCCGTTCAGGTACGAGTAGCGCGCGTTCGCGGTGATGTACGTCGTAGGCTCGAAGTTGTTCAGTCGGTGCAGGTCGATGACCGCAGTAGGTGCGCTGTAATCATCGACGGTCACCTGAACCGATTTGCTCGCAGTGAACCCACGGCTGTCCGTTGCCGTGACTGTCAGCGCCTGAGAATACGAGACGTCAACAGCACCGAGCGAGACTGTCCCAGAACTCTTAACTGTCTTTGATACCCCACCGAATGCGACGGTGTAGCTCGCGATGGTCGCGCCCTTCTTTGCTGTCGCGGTGGGCACTTTCACCGCAAGCGTCGAATGGTTCTGGACGATGCGCGACTTATCCCCAGTCACCGCCACCGTTGCCGCGTTGGCGTCCTCATATGAGACCGCCCCAAGCTCGGGCGCTGCATCGACGATGTTCATCTTCCTATCAGCGCGTGAGTAGTACGCCGTGCCGTCGATGGTCGTTTTCAGAACGTATGTGACCTTCAGCGTCTGCGATTTCTTGCTCGCATTGCGCAGGGTCGTGCGCTCCGAATCGGTGAGCTGCATCGTGTACGAGCCGCTTGCCCCGTCTATCGCACCAGCCCTCGTGATGCTGCCGCCCTCGAACTCGATTGAAACGTCGCAAGAGAACGAGGACGGGTTGCTGTAGGTGAGCGTCGGGTCCGTCTCGTCCGTGAAGTCGTTGGCGGTCACGATTGTCGCGTTTCGGGCTATCCTGTCGAGCGTGATGGAGCCTGAAGCCGTGATGCTCCCGACCTTCTTGCCGTCAATCGTGGCGTTGATGTTGAACGTGTCGGTTAGCTTCGCTGTCTTCGTGCCGTCAGCGTCATGCGACACCCTGTGGACGGTCGTGCCGAGAAGAACCGAGCCGCCCTTCTGGTTGATGCTTCCAGAGGTGTGTCCCTGCGAAACACCTCCGACCGAGCAGGTGTTCGTGCGCGAAGCGATGTTCAGCGAGTACGCGGAGCCGATGACGAGCGTGTGTTTGACCGTCACGTCCGAATAATTGCCCGCGGCGTTCTGAACCGCGCTCCAATCCGCCCGCAGCGTGTAACCTCGATATGCGCCTGTGATGCTGCCGCTTGATGCCATTCGATTCCCCCTTCCTATGCCAGCGCGACGAACGCGATGCCAGTGCTTGCGTTCGTCTGAATCGGTACCATCTTCATCAGACCGCCGATAGCGAGCGAGCTGTTGATGTACCCGTTCGCCATGTAGAACACACCGTCGGTAACGCCGTAGGTCGCGTTTCCCTGCGCGTCGTAGCCGACAAGCCCCTGCGAAGCGTTGATTTCGATTCGCGAGCCGTCGTTGGCCCACATGCGAAGCCCGTCCTTGTCGAGCTGTCCCAGCAGCGAGCCGCCCGCCGAGCGAACCTCCATCACGCCGTTGCCGTTTTCGGTACCTCCCAGCTTCAGCGTGCCGCCCTTGATTAAATCGGCCACGAAATTGATGACGTTGATATTCTGCATGTTCATCGTGCCGTCGATGCCCCACGCGCTCTCGAAAGTCCCGGCGATTCCGTTGCGCGAGAAGGCGATGCCGTTGTCGTTAATCATGATGACGTTGTGCGCGTCCTCCTTCGGCAGCGAGTCCAGCACCATGATTTTCGAGCCGTCGTAGATGACGTAGGAAGCACCCATCGACTGCGTGATGCTCTGGGTCACAGTGTCCGCGACCCCTTGAATCGCGTTGTTGACCGTGCTCTGGGCGGCGCTCTGTGCTGACGATTGGAGCGACCCGGCAAGCCCGCTGAGCGTCTTCTGGAAGTTCCCGAACTCGATTTCGGTGTACTTGCCGAGAATGCAGTCGTAGGTGAACCCGATGACGCTTGTCAGGATGTGCACGCCAAGGCGCTCGTCGATGACTTCCACCGTGTCCCCGATGTCGGTCACGCGTTCGAGGTTGGCCTTCAACGTGTAGTTGACCTTCGGCACGCAGTTTGCGTTGACGTAGTCCTGTGCCTGCCTTCTCAGGTCATCGACAAGTGCTTTACGGTATGCCGTCTCGTCGTTGCCGTAATCGTCTTTCTCGATTGAGGATTGCGAGAACGAGACGGTCTTGGTGAACGGTATGTCCCATTTCTGCTCGCTCTCGACGTAGATTGACGCGCTCGGGTCTTGGTCGTTCAGCAGAATGCCGTCCTCCGTGAGCATATCATTGATGCCGTCAACCCATTCGTCGAGGTTGCCGCCGCAGCCCTGAAGGATCAAGCCTTCGGAGCCTTCCATCCGGCGAAGCTCATCTTTGGATATGGTTTTCACGCTCATAACTGCATGCCTCCCATCGTCTGAGATTCATCTTCGTCCTGGTCGAAGTCCGTATTGAGGAATTCCTCGATGGACATCTCATCGCCGAGGAAGTTGGGAGAGGAATTATCGTCAAATTCGATATATCCTTCCTCCCCGAAGATGATCGGCTCTTTGGTGATGATCGTTCCCGCGTGATTGACGGCAACACTCGGCTCGACGGTGGCAAAGGCGATGGATTCGCCCTCGCGCAGATCGTACTTGTAAAGACCGTCCGGCAGTTCCTTCTGCGTAACACGACCGTTGGTGAAAAGAGCCGTCTGCCCAAGCACCTCGACGACCTCGAGCTTCTCGTCGGTCATGGCCTGCGTCTTCAGCTCTTTTGCTTCCGGCGCCTCTACGGGAACAGGCTCGAACAGGTGACCGCCACGGGTAGAGAGAATACCATAGTCGGTAATGCTTGCTCCGAGCCGCTCAACCAGCCGCTTGCCTTCGTTCTGCGTCAAGAGCGTATCCAGCCAGTGATCGTCAAAACGGACGTCGAGGTTGTGGCACACGTGGGTTTTGAAGAAGGAGGCGGCGTCGCTGTCAAAATATGACAGCTCATATTCGTTCAGCCTGTCTGCGGCTTCCAATGCGCCGTCTGCGTCATGAATGTTCTCTGCTTCGAGAATCGCCTTGAAGCGGAGCTGTGCATCGGTTCCCATTGTGAGGTACCGGTCTGCGACAGCGTTGAGCGCGTCAAAGGAAGCCAAATCCTCGACGGCAGCGGCAGTGATCTGCGGAATGCCGGATTCGAAGTCAAAGCAGGAGCAGTCCTCAATGGATTCTACGCCAAAGGCGTCCTTGACGATGGCATCCGCTTCCTCTCTCGAAATCGGAAGTGAGAGCCACAAGGCACCGGCTTCCGCTGCTTCGGGATCGTTGAGATCAGCAAGGCCGACCTTCAGCCTGAACACGCCGTCATCAGCCGCGGCAGGGATATTCTGTCCGTCGTAGACCTCGGGGATTTCATAATCGCCGGCGACCACATAGAAGCCGCCCCACAGTACGCCGCCTTCATTCTTTCGCTGAAGCTCTCCGATCCTGCGCTTGTCCAGCAGGTAAAGGGAGTTATCGGGGATGGCAGCGACGTCGGGATGGAGGTCGTTCTCAATCACGAACTGGCCGAGCTGCTCGTCGTTATGGATGTTCGAAGCGACCATCACGCTGTCGAGCCCGTATGTCATGTTGATGAGATCCTTGACCGACAAAAGCTCGTCGGAGTCCACGTCGCCGAACCGCTGATCGAAGAGCGCCTGATAGATGATGAACTGCTCGTCGGAGAGAGCATCCAGGCGCTGGGCAAGGTAGTTCAGTTCCTCCACGGTAGTGGTGTCGAGCCGGAGGTGCTCGAGATCGGGAAGCGGATCGAAGCCGAGAAAGCTGATCTCTTGATAGGTCATATCCTCTCTGCCGGTGATTCTCGCTTTCTGCCTGGCGTCTTTGATCTGCTGGGCTGTGGCGGGAAGATCCAGCACAGCGTAGAAGGGTTCCCAACCGAGCCTGTTTTCCGAGGAAAGCTCGATTCTGATTTTGTCTCTCATAGGCAATTACCTCACTATTTCATACTTTTTGTTGACTGCTTTGATTCTCTGCCCGATAGCAGAAATGACCGGCACAGATACGCTGTTGCCGGCCATCTTGTACAGGTGGCCGTCCTTCAGTCCGCAGGCGGCCGCCTTATTGAATTGCTCGTCGGAATATCCCTGCAGACGCCAGCACTCAATGGGCATGAGTTTTCGGATTCTGCCTTTGTGCAGGATTCCGTGCCTGTCCTGAGCGGTGATCGTAAACATCGGCTCGTCCGGCTCCTTGATCCGGCGGCCCTGCTGACGCACCTTTTCTCTGTCGGGCGTGAGGATCGCTCTCGGAGCATCCTCGATCAGCACGGCGGAGTGCTCGCCTCGGTGCTTGCTGACGCCGGAATCCTGACGGGCGGTGATGCATCGGGCAACGTCGGTCACGACGGGATCGGCGTTCATATCGATGAAATACAGACCTGTTTTACCGCCCCAGCCTCCGCTGGTCGCCGCTTGGGTGCAGGCTACTCCTTTGGGATCGTAAACCCTTTGCCCTTGGGCGCCTCCGATAAGTTGCCGGAGATGCGCCGCATTGCCGCCGCTGAGAGGAAATATTTGTCCGGCACATCGGGGATCAAGATATCCGACAATATACAGGCGCCGTCGCTGCTGGGGGACTCCGAAATATCTGCTGTTATGCACACACCATTCAAAATGATACCCCATTTCAATAAGCGTGGCGTAGATGGTTTCAAGCGTCTTGCCCCCGTCATGCGATAGCAGCCCTGGGACGTTTTCCAGAAGAAAAAATGCAGGCCGTTTGGCTGCAAGGAGTCGGGCAACTTCAAAGAACAGAGTTCCTCTTGTGTCCTCGAATCCAAGCCGCTTTCCCGCAACAGAGAAGCTTTGGCAAGGAAATCCGGCACAGAGCAGGTCAAAGTCGGGCATTTCGTCGGGGTTGATTTTTCTTGCATCGTCACAGTAATATTCTCCTTCCGTGTCATAGATGGCGCAGTACGCCATGTTCGTGCGTTTGTCGATCTCACAGTGACCAATGCATTCAAACCCGCTGACAGCTTCCAAGCCTGACCGGAAGCCGCCGATACCGGCGAACATATCAAAAAATCGGATTGCCATATGGCATCCGACCTTTTCCTATTTTACTTGGTCACCTCACATTCCCATAGTGAATCCCTGGCCTTCATCCTCGGATTCGTCTTCGTCCTCGTCGGAATCCGCTCCGGGATCGTCAAGAGCGGTGTCTTCGTCCTGCTCGGGATCATCTTTGTCCTGGTCGGGATCGCCGCTTACAGCCTTGTTCTGGCTCTCACGCTCGGTCTGATCCCGTTCCAGCTCGTCCTCAATGAGTCCGATGAGGAACTGCCGCTGAGTCATGTTGTTGCGCTGCAGGTAGTCCTTGATCCGCTGGAACAGATCCTCCGGCACCTGCACGGCGATGGTTCTTGTGTTTGCCATAGTGTTTCCTTCCTTCATCTGATTTTTCGGGTGGAGCTCGTCATCCAGTGCCAGACTGACGAACTCTGCCATAGTCATGCTGTGATCCCGCAGGTACTGACTGACCTCCGCGTGAAGGTCTGCGTCAATCCGCACGGTGATCCCTTTCTTTTCGCCGTTAGGCATTGTCCTGGCTCCTTTCCAAATAGTT